TGACGGCCCGTGAACCGCAACACACGCCGTTGTGCCAATTGCCGCCGCCATCGAGGGCGTGCAAGCCAGTGCTTGAATACATCCACGCTTGACCGTAACCGCCGCCAAATACATCATACCAGGCACCAGATGCCGCCGTTGGGTCATGCATCAACTCATTCAACCACTTCCAGACATTTCCCACCAGGTCGCAAATATTTAATGCACTGATAGCATTTGCAATTTTCCCCACTGCCGTTCTGGCCTTATTGGTTTTCGCTGTCCACCCATTTGCATTGGAATTGTCAAGTCCCTGTGGGCTTCCGTCTGCTGCCACTGTAAATTCCATGTAATCCGGCAACCTTTTTCCCACACGTCTTGCACGTTCTCCGGCAATATACCAGTTAAGTCCCTCGGTTCCTGTAATCGGTGTGCTATTATACACGGACTGTAAGCCGTTGGCTCCGTCATCACTGGAAAGGTAAATGTCCCCCCATAACGCATTTCCCAGGTAGACCATGCCGGACGGGTCGCATTTTGGACGGTGTTTTGTTGTCCATACGGAATTTGGTAGAATATCCACACGGGTATTACTTTCCCAACCGCTTCCCCTTACGGACCCGGAAGTGTTTATGGCTCTTCCGTGTTCGTCTGTATTACGCACTCTTCCATAGTGGAATCCGCCAATTTTCCTTGTATTGGTATCGTCCCAGGTTTCCCCGTCCGGGAATGTGGAATTTAAGGAAATCAAATAAACTTCATCCTGGCTGTTTGTTCCTGGGTCGCAAATATATATATAATAATCCTTTCCATGTTCAAAATCTGCCCCCTGGTCCAAGTTTGCTTTTGTTAATGCTTTTTCTACTGTCTTAAATACTGCGTTTTCTCCCACGGCAATGACGCATCCGGCCAGTACGGTAACTTCCCCCTTATTGGTGTACTGTATATACTGTTTTTCCGGGGCTACAATGTCAGAAACGGCGGCCATTTTGGCAACTGTGATTTTTGCCCTTTCATCCACCATGTTTTCATCATAAATAAATAATCTGCTCATTATGCCAACTCTCCTTTCATTGCTTCCACTTCCTCTTCTGTGATGCCCAGGCGGTCATAAAATGTCACTTCTGCCGGGATGCCAATTTCTGTGCTGCCCATGTTCAGTGCCTTTGAAATAGAAAGAACGGTGTGGACAATATCATTGTTCTGTCCTGTTTCCAGGTTTTCTGCCGCTGTCTGTTCTTCTCCCGTGTCTTTATTGATATGTGCGATTTTAATTCCCTGTACAGTCGGATATACTGCCCCATTTTTAATTTTCTGCCCCTCTTCTACCTCTGCACAATACATAATGGTTACGGTCTTTCTATCCTCTGATAATTCAATGACCGGGCACATAATCCAGTTCTGATTTTCCAGTTTTTCAACTGCTGCCAACCAATCTTCTTTTTCCAGTCGGCCACGCTTTACCAATTTGAACGTGTTTACCAGGTCTGATTTTGTTTTGATTACTTTTGGAAATCCTTTCATCTTCTCTTTTCCTCACTTTCTTTTAATAAATAGGTGCCAATATAGTTTCCTATGTAAGCCATGTTTGTTCCCTCACGCAAAGCAATGGTTATGGTGTGCATAAGGTCCGTATTGTCTGCCTTGAATTTCTTTGGTATCGCCATAACGCTTTCCATGTTGCTTTCCACGGTGTATTCCCCTGCTTCAGTAACATAAAATCCAATTCCGCTTTTCGTAACCTCTGCCGTCTGTACGGTCCCCGTTGTGGTATTTGTAAGGGTAATGGTAACGGGCGTTGTGATGCTCTCCAAAAAATATTCCATGTACACTTTGTACGCCATGTTGTGAACTTTGGTTTTTAAATCATCAATCTGCAACTGTAATTTCCCGGCCACATCCCCGGCAAGTTCTGTTTTCTTTTCTTCAAACCATTTGTTCCATTCTGCTGCCTGTTCATCCATAAACCCTTGCGTCAGATTTTCATACTGTTTTACAAAATTGGCGTGGTCTTTTTCCATTGCCTTTTTCTCTTCTGAAAACCATTTGCTAAACTGGGCGTTCCACTGTGAAAAGTCCAATTCTTCAAACTGGGAACCAATGAAGCCGCACACAGTATCATCCGGCCTTTCATCTGTTATGTTTGCCTGTGTAATCTCCACGGCTCCTGCCGGAATATAAATGCGTGCCAGGCTCTTTTCCTGGATAACATCATTGTTTAAAAGTTCCGGGGCCTGCGGATTGCTTGAAAAAGCCCCCTCTAAAACATAAATGCTTGGTTTTCTTTCTGTTTCGTCATTCCTTAACACAATGCGGTCAATCCTCGGAAGTGTACCGCTTGCCTGGCTTAACGTGAGGGTCAGCGGTGCCGTATTGTGTATGGTGTGCAAATTGATGTATGCGTACCCTGTCCGGGTGCCGCCGTCCACCACCACTTCCATGCTTCCGCCTGCTGCCGTGACCTGTAAATGCCCATATGCCACGCCCTCTTTGTAAAACGGGGCTTTGTCCTCGTTCATATCCTGGCCGTTGTACATATGCTCTTTATCGTTTAGGTCTGTGGCATTGTAAAAAAATCCTCTAACTGCCATGGTCTTTTCTCTCCTTTCCGTTTATTCGTCCCATTTTATTGTGGTGGGTAGGGCATCCCCAAAAGTAGGCACCACATACATTCCCCCATATTCGTAAACTTCGCAAAGTTCTGTAATTCTTAGGTTTTGTGTAGTGTTCCACTTTTTCTTCTTTACCGTCACAACATCCCCCAGGTCATAATCTTTTCCGTAAATAAAATTAACGTCCGCTTCTGCTTCTGCTTCAAAGTTTTCAAAAATCTTATTTTCTTTCAAATATTCTTGTCCCCTGCTCCGTAATGCTTCCAGGTATTCTTTTTCTGTCAGTTCGTCTTTGTTTATGTCCTTGGCATCCAAAAACACTTCCCGTAAATCAAACCCGGTTCCGCCGCCTACTGTCACATATACACGGTTTGCCCCCTCTCCGGCACCGCCCACAATAACCTTTGTTTTCATGGTTGCGTCACTGTAATTATGCTTTGCCTGGTTCAGATTATCGTAACTTTCAGAAAAAATAACCCTTGGGTTTTTCCCTTGTGCCTGGGTTCTGTCTATGCCTTTGTAGGTTTCAAACGTCATGGTCTTTTTCTTAAAATCCGGCACCACTCTGAAACCTATTTCCGCATACTTCGCCATTTTTATAATATATTCCAGTACATTTTTATAAGTGGCCTGGAACTGCACTTTGGTTGTGTCCTCCGTATCTGCTCCAATCTGCAAAAGCGGTATTTTTTCCATACGGTTTATCATGTAGTGCATGGCATCTTCTACCGTTCCGCTAAAATTGAATAACGGCCCGGTCAGCCTGTCCCCCAGATATATTGGTAAAAAATGCCCGTTTCTGGTTATCTCATTTACAAGGGTGCTTTCTTCCTCCGCCTGGTCCCCTCTTATCACGGCGGCTTCCGCCTTGTTATCTCCCTTTGTGATAATATTCCCCGGCTGTAAAAGCCTTAAATTTTCCGCTGTTACTGGGCAATGAAGTTCAAATGTTCCGCACTCATAATATTTGCGGTGCCATTGTAGGGATGTGTGATTTTCAATATGGCCTAAACGCCGCAAATTCCTGTCATAAACGTGTATTTCCATATCATCACACCCCCAAATAAGAAATTCTGTAATACACGGAAACAGAAAGGTAATTGGTTCCCTCGTCCGCTGAGTAGGTCAACGTATTTGTTCCGTCCTGTAACTGTATAAAGTCCCCGTCCTCGTCTAGGTATTCATTTATAACAGTTCCGAACTTTTCAATTACCGTGTCCCAGTCAATTACGCCATAGGCGTTTTTGTAACTCTCAATTTCCGCCTGGGTCACTCCGTCCAAAAGATATACATTTTTCTTTCCTGTGTATGTATTTATGATGACATACTGGCCGGATGCCATGGTAAAATCATTGTCCAAATATCCAACCTTTGTAAATTCTCCGCTTTCTGTATGATATATGGCCGGGTTCTTCACGGCTCCGTCTGCCCGGAAGATTACCACAATACCTATGTTGTCGGCTCCGCTGTCATTTTCAATTTCTTTTACCAGGTCCGCTTCTCTGTGCCCAAATATGCGACCCTCTTCCGGGAAACACGCCGGAAAATAAAAATCACTTACCCATGAAGCCATTACCACTTCAATATCTGCCAGGTCTTTAAAATACGGGTCTGTACACTTCAATGAAATGGTGTAATCTCTTACAACGCCCGTTGTTGCACCCGGTATGATGCTTTCCACCTCATATTCAATGGTTTTGGCTTCTCCGTCCTCTATGTACTGCATATTCCCTGTCCTTTTAATAGGGAATGTCCTGTACAAAAGATTTCTGTTTTCTCTGTAATTCCCGTCCATTTCCACGGTCAGTACAATATTTCTTTCCTTTGCTGTGGCTCCTTGGTATGTACTTCCGTCCGTGGTTGTGTTCTCACTTGTTACCACATTGGCTTCTATTCCGTAAATCCCCTCTATGTCTACCAGGTGGAACGGGGTAAACTCGTCCCAGGTAAAGGTTATGGACACGTTTTTGTCACTTGTGCATATCACTTTAATGTCTGACACTTCATTTACCCCCTTTGTACTGCTAAAATCATGCTTCTTGTCTGTAATCTGGTTTGTCTTGCTACTTCATAAGGGCTTAACGCTTTTGGGCTTGAAATATTGATTGTCTGGCTATATCCGCCCTTTCCGCTTCCTGCGTTTTCCAGACTTCGGTTTCTGGCTGAACCTGTCAGCGGCGTAACAACTGCCTTTCCGTTTACCATGCTTAAAAGTTCCGGTCCGGCTTCTGCTACCATGGCCGTTCCCTCTCGCAACACTCCGCCCTTTGCCAAACGTGGCAATGATAATTCCCCGATACTTCCTAGGGAAACTCCTGGTATTTCATTGATAATTCCAATTACTCCATTTATCATGCGGATAAACTTATTTACAACGCCCTCTATTGTGGCAAGACAGGAATTGATTGCCGATTTAAAGGCATCCCCTACCGCTGAACCAATTTTTACGCCAACATCCACAAAACAGCCTTTTATCTTATCCCATAAACCAGAAAAGAAAGAAGTCACATTTGCAAAGGCGTTTTTAATATTGGTCCATGCGTTCTGAAACTGCGTGCCAAACCACTGCGGCACTGCTGCCAGTGCGGTTTTAATTTCTGTCCACCTGGCACCGAACCAGGAACCAATTGCCGCAAATACACGGGTCACGTTATTGTATGCGTTTGTAAACATAGTAAGGAACCAGGTTGCCACCAACGCCAGGGCATTTTTAATGTCCTGCCACCTGGCACCGAACCACTGCCCTATGGATGCAAACACATTGGTTACATTGGTATAGGCATTTGTGAACATGGTTAAAAACCAGGTTGCTACCAACGCCAGGGCATTTTTGATGTCCTGCCACCTGGCACCAAACCACTGCCCTATGGATGCAAACACGCCTGTCACTCCGTTGTATGCTTCTGTAAATCTGTCAGTGAACCACTGACCCACATTTTGAAATATCGCAACAAGCCCGTCCCATAAATTTTGGAAAAATTGCTTCACATTCGCCACAAAATTGTCCACAAATTCACGAAAAGTAGCACAATTGTCATAAATCAATTTGAACGCCCCGGCAAACGGGTTTACTATAAATAAAAGTAGTGCTTGCCAGTTCGATTTCACAAAATTTATGAAACTGTTAAATGCGTTTGGAATTGTTACGGTAAAAAAATCCGCTATGGCTCCAAATACCTTGACCGCCGTTTCTTTTACAGCTTCCCATACTGCAATTACCTTGTTTCTGAAATCCTCATTCGTTGCAAAAAGTGTAACCAATGCGGCCACTAATGCAGAAACCACCGTTATTACAATCGTCAATCCCTCTGTGGTGGTTTTCCACACCTTAAATGCGGATATTAGCCCTTGTATCATAGTTACCACATTCCATGCCAACATCCCGGCGGCAATTCCGGCAATAATAGAAATAATGGTTGGACCGTTTTTT